TAGACCATCTAGCCTATTTAATGGCTTAACTGAGCCAAATCAGCCAAGACCGGATCAAACTGGGCAGGATTGTTTGACCACTAAGAGTGTTGCGCCTTATATGCCGCGATTAGAAACTGGGGTGTGTCGCGATGGGCATGTTTTTGCAGATGGTGTTGCTTTGTGGGCGCTCGAGCATCTTGGGGTTGAACTTATGGATTGGCAAAAGCATGTAATTAGCGGTTTTTTGGCGCATGATGAGCGCGGCGATCTTTTGCACAGGCAGGCTTTAGTTTCGGTTGCCCGGCAAAACGGCAAGAGCTTAATGCTGCAAAGTTGCTTAGGTTATTTTTTAACTGAGATGCCTAAATTGCGGGGTGAGCCTTTAACCGTGATTACTACGGCGCACAGGCTCGATTTAGCTATAGAGATGTTTCAAAAAGTTGCACCTATTCTGCAAGACAAATTTGGAGCAATTTTAACTTGGGCGGTTGGGCGTAACGAAGCTAATTTGCCGGATGGCACACGCTGGCTTGTGCGCGCCGCGACAGCTAATTCATTTCACGGTTTAACAGCTGATGCCGTATTTGTAGATGAGCTTTTCGCGGTAACACCCGATGCCGTTTCTGTGGGCTTAATGCCTACTATGCGAACTAGGCGCAGCCCGTTGATGCTAATGACATCAACCAGCGGGGATAGCGGATCAACTGAAATGATCAGATGGCGTGAGCAAGGTTTGCGGGCAATAGATGAAAAGAAAACTGGCAGCCTATATTTTGCGGAATTCTCACCCCCAAACAGCCTTGATCCAATGACCGCACCCGCTTGGCTGTTAGCTAACCCCGCGATAGGGCACACGCTCAGCATGGCAGTATTAGAAAGCGAAGCGCAGCAACCAAACCGCAATGCTTTCCTACGCTCGAGCGTAAATCTTTTCACGGCTAGTAGCAACGGGTGGCTGCAGCCGGGTGTTTGGGATGCGCTCAAAACTAGCGAGCCTATGCCTAAAGGCGGGGTGCTATCTATTGAGCAATCCCAAGATGAAAGCCGTTATGTGGGTGTGCGCGCTGTAATGAACACGGCAGGCAAAATACAAGTTTGTTTAGAGTTTGTTAAAGACACTCTGCAAGATTGCTGGCAGGCAGTCGAGACGGCTTGCCATGATCAAACAACCCGCCTACTAATCACCCCAGCTTTTGAAATGAGCTTGCCGCCTAAGTTTCAGCGGCGCACATCCATAGTTGGCAACCGTGAACTGCAACGCTGGACTGCGGGCGCTCGAGCCGCCATCTTAGAAAAACGCATTGTGCATGACGGATCAACACTTTTTGCACAGCATGTGGAAAGAGCTGTAGCCGTAAAAAATCAAGGTGCTGTTTCTTTGTCATCAATAAGATCACCCGGTCCGATAGAGCTAGCCCGCTGTTTAGTATTTGCCACAGCAATGGTTTCTAAGCCAGCAAATGTTGGCAAGCCTTTGATTGTTTATGCCAACGGCTAACATCGTTTTTGGGTGGCTGCCGAGTTGCTCACTTTCTCGGATTAACTGCGGCAGCCGCCTATCACAAACAGCACACACATTTTAAGGCATACTTGGCGCATGGGCATTTTTAGCAAAACATCAAAAGCAATGATTAGTGAACAACCTAAAAAAGCTGCAGCCGCAGGCGCAATGATGCCAGCCACAAACAATTCAGGCGCCGGCATGGTAGGCGTTTATTATTCCTATTTTGAAGCCACATCAAGACAAATTGCAATGTCGCAGCCAACAATTAGCCGCGCTCGAGACTTGCATTGCACCACAATAGCTTGCATGAATTTGCGAATGTATAACGAAATGTGGAATGGCACAAACATGGAAAAAGTTTATATTGCGCCGCGCTCATGGCTACGAAAAATAGATCCCACAGTGCCAAACAACTTCACGCTCAGTTTTACCGTTGATGATCTTTTTTTTACCGGCAGAGCTTTTTGGTTTATTACCAGCCGCACATCTGACGGTTACCCAGCAAGCTTTACGCGGCTACCAGCCAACCTTGTCAGCACTCTTGACCAGCCCGGTCCAGTTTATTATGCGCCATCAAAACAAATTACTTTTCAAGGCGGTGAACTAGATGCAAACAATGTTGTGCAATTTCTTTCACCAATTCAAGGCATCACAACAATGAGCGAAAAAGCAATCAACACTGCAATCAAATTAGAAAACGCCCGCTACAGAAACGCAAGCTCAGCAATTCCGGCAGGCGTATTGCAAGTGCAACCAAACTCTGAGCCGCTTTCACCCCAAGAGTTAAGCGACCTTGCAGCCGCGTTTAATGCCGCTCGATCAACTAATCAAACTGCGGCTCTTTCGCCTGAAGTTCATTATCAAGAAACCACAACCAGCCCTGACAAAATGCTATTAATTGCAGCTAGCGAATATCAATCCGCTGACCTATGCAGGCTCACCAATATCCCCCCCTACTTAGCAGGAATTTCTGTTGGCTCATACTCTTACCAAAACAGCCGTGAAAGCCGCGCAGATCTTTGGAGTTTTGGCACTCGAGCGTATGCGGATTGCATTGCAAGCACACTAAGCCAAGATGCCTATTTGCCGCGCGGCACATTTATAGAATTTGACACGCAAGAATATTTAGAAAACAATTATGAGCCAACAAACGAAATGAACACAACCACAATCACAGATGAGATAGGATCACAAAGATGATCAAATTAACCCCCACAATGATCACGGTTGATGCGGCAGCGGCAGAGGGCTTGCCGCGCCGCTCAATCAGTGGTGTTGCAGTGACCTATAATGAAATTGCAACTGTTAGCGATGGCACACAAGTTAAAATTTTGCAAGGCGCGTTGCCAGTCGAAGGCAGAAACCCAAAGCTTTACATGCAGCACCAAAGTGAGCTAATCGTTGGGCAGGTAGTTGAGCGAGTTGATACCCCTGAAGGCATGTTGTTTACAGCCAAGATAAGCGCTACCCGGCTAGGTGATGATGCAATGGAAATGGTTAAAGATGGCACAATTTCTGAAGTCTCTGTAGGCATCAACCCTACAAAATTTAGTTATAACGATGATGGCGTAATGGTAGTTAAAGAGGCTAGTTGGACAGAGCTAAGCCTTGTATCGCAGGGCGCTTTTGAAGGCGCGATCATAACGCAGGTTGCCGCAAGTATCCCACAACCCGAACCCGAAACAGATGTAACATCAGAGCAAGACAAACAGAAAGATGAAAACACCATGAGCGAAAAAATTGAAACCCCAGTAGTTGAGGCAGCGCAAGCAACCACAGACAAACTTTGGGCACAACCAAAAAAAGAATTTAAACTGCCATCAGCCGGTGAATACATGGCTGCGTTTCATCGCGGCGGCGATACTTTCAAAAACATCAACGCAGCTGTGCACGAATTTGCACAAACACAACGCACACCATTGCAAGCTGCCGCAGGCGATGTTTTGACAACAGACAGTTTAGGGCTTTTGCCGGTGCCAGTGCTCGCTCCATTAGTGCAAGATATCAATTTTTTGCGCCCAGTAGTGCAAGCAATTGGCGCTCGAGCATACCCAGATGGCGGTGCATCAAAAACTTTTGTGCGCCCAACTATCACAACGCACACATCAGTTGCCGCGCAAGCAAATGAACTTGCTGCAGCGTCAGCAACCACAATGGTGATCGCCGCAAACACGGTTAGCAAAACAACTTTGGCTGGTCAAGTAACACTTTCAGTTCAAGATATTGATTTTACTAGCCCGGCAGCTATGCAACTAATTCTTAATGATCTCATGGGTGAATACATGATTGCATCAGATAATTTTGCTGCAGATGCGTTGCTTGCTGCATCAAGCAATCAAGGCGGTTGGGATACAACACTAAGCGATTTGCTCACATTAATTTATGGTGCGGCACAATCAATTTCAAATGGTCGAAACTGGCTACCTACACACATGTTTGTTTCGGTAGATGTTTGGGCACAACTTGGCAAACTTGCTGACACAACCGGCAGACCAGTATTTCCGCTTATCGCAAACGGTTTATCAGGTCAAAACGCATTGGGCGCACAAAGCGCTACAAGTTGGACTGGCAACCCGCTTGGACTTGAGCTAATTGTTGATAGCAACTTTGCTGCAAAAACAATTGTTATCACTCGAGTAGGTCAAGGCGCAGGCGATGCATTTGAATTCTATGAAGCCATACGCGGTTTGATGAGCGTTGAAGTGCCAGCTACATTAGGGCGCACAATGAGCTTTCACGGCTATGTTTCAACATTTGCCGCTATTCCGGGCATGATCAAGCGCATTACACAGGCTTAGCCAAAGGCGGGCGATCCGCTCATGGCAACATACAACACAGCAAGCAAACAACTATTAGACAATTTTGCGGTGCTGGCTACTCTTGAGCCATCACCAATAGAAATTGGGCAATCAGTAACAGTTACAAGTTTAGGTGCACCATTTAACGGCACTTTTACGGTGCTTGCATGTCCACAATATTTATTTACTGGCATAGATGGGCAAGGCGAATTTTTATTTGATTACACAACC